CCCGAGTCGTAAATCGGGACACTACACTCCAGCCTCCGCAGTGAGGGTGTCCGTTGTCCGGTGACAGGTTCATTGAGCTTAGACGGTTCAACTCCGAGGATAAGCGACCTGACCGGAGGTTGGAGTGTGGTAAATGACAAGGGCTGGTCTGCCTGCAAACCATCAATATCACACGCCTGACCGACGTAATCGGTCCCTAGCCAGCTCCACCACTTTCAAACGTCACTGACTGTGCTTGCCAGCAGGTTGACGGTTTCGACGTTTTCCGCTATTGCCTGCTCATGGCAAGAGGAGATTCATATCAGCTACAGGGTCAGCAAGGCGGAATTGTATTAAGCAATTCTGACACTGCTGCTGGAAATTTCAGATGGATTCAAATTATTACCGATACAGTATTTTCGGACATCACGGCTTCAAATTTGGACAGTGTTGGATCGTTGGTCGGTCCAATCATTCCAGCGGGCATTGGTATCGGCGGGAAGTTTTCAGAAATTAGCGTCAGTAACGGACTCGTCATCGCCTATTACGAATAATGTCTCAATTCGGGTCAGGAATGAGCGATGCGATCATCACCGATGGTGATAAGTCGTTCATGGGTGTGAATCAGCGGTTGCAGATCAACGAACTGCAACCGGGCGAGGTGCGTGAGTCTATCAACGGTCGCATGGAAGGGTATTGGAAACCCCGCAAGAGCGTTGCTAGCAAGACTGGTGCGCTGACGACCGGAGGTTCTCCATTACAGCTTCCGTTCCTACTTTTGGCCGCAGATTCTGTTGCGGTAACAAATGCTGTTGCGTCAACAAACCTCGTAACCATTACCACTGCCGCTGCTCACGGGTTTTCAGTTGGCGATTTTGTGTCTGTCCTTGGTCTGGGCCACTCTGGAGCAGTTGACCCAAATGGACTGGTTCAAATAACGACGTCGGCAACCTCCACCACATTCGCGTATGCGCTGACTGGTGCAATTGGCCCTTACACATTTGCTTCCGGCACGACAAGCCGAATGGGCCGCACAATTACGTCTGCGGTATTTACTCCCGCTGCTGGGCTTACTCCAGCATTCATTACGTTTACAATATCTGGGGCATTATTTAACGCTGGGAACATTGGAGAGATTGGAAAAGCCGTTCTGAGCGGATTGACTTTCACAGGTGAAAATCTAAATGGCATCAGAGAGCTTGAAGTTGTTACCACATCCACGTTAAAACTAACGGTGACAGGGACCACCAGTGCCGTGACACTTGGGACAAGCCCAAGAATGACGCAGCTTTTGTTGAATGACTCTGCCAACGCAAACGTCCGCGCATCGTGCCTGTTCAGCGACCCGAATCAATCGAACAAGGAATTCGTGATTGTGGCGCTCGACACCGTCGCAAAGAAGATCGACTTGGACGGGTATGGCATCACTGACATTGCCTATCCAATCGGGCAAGCACTTGGCGAAGACACCGACATGATCCAAGTCTTCGACAAGGTGATGCTATTCCGAGACGGAAAGCAGGCTTTCGAGTGGTATCCCAATGGTCGCCCGGTTTTTGCAGCATCGCAGTCAGGGACCACCACCGTTACGATGAGCGTGAAAAATCACGGACTGACTAATGGGGCAGCGATCGTGATCGCTGGATTGACGGGCGGGACACCACCCAATGGGACATTCACGGTGGCCTCAGTAATCAACGCAGACACATTCACCTATGTCAGTGGCACCAGTCAGACTGTGGCATTCGGGGTGGCAGAAGCGACAATGACCGACGGGTTTACTCTGTCCCCCGGTGGAGCCTATACACAGCCCCAAGTATTTGACGCACACGGTGGTAGAGTTTCAGTGGATGGTGGGCTTGTCACAATCACGGTAGACGGGAACGTCACAGTGAGTGCGGGCGATGTTATCATTGTTTACGAGAACACCATCCCAGAATTAGCCCCACTGGTGGGCAAAGAATTTCAAGTAATCAGCGCCACAACCACTCAGATCCAGTTTTATGCGCCTGCCCCCAGCATTATCCTCAGGGAAATCACTGCGGCCACTCAGGCAAGCGGCATCGTCAAGCTATTCACTGACACAGACCATGGCATTCCTATCGGTGATGTGATCAACGTAAACGCTGTGACATACACGACTGGGACTAATCCAAACGGGTTGTTCCAAACGATTCGTCAGGCAGCGAATATCACCTCGGCAGTAATCGCAGGGAGCACAGTGACTATCACATCTGCTGGGCATGGATTCGCGACAAGCGATTTGGTGACGATTGATGGAATCGTGTTCGCTAGTGGGACGAATCCCAACGGAGTGTTCACGATCACTCGGATTGACGCAAATCAGTTTTCCTACACCCTGACTGGCGGAGTTGGGCCATATACAACAACAAGTGCGTTCGCGACAAAGGACGACATCAATAAGCGTCTGCTCTACAACCTCGCAGGTGCCGCCGGATTGTATGAGGTGGTGAATGCGTATGTCACAACTGCAACAGGTGCGTCCAATCAGCAGATCGAAATCGGAGGCCGATTCAGCGTCGGTGGTGGATTCATGCACCAACCGGGTGCGCCTTGGGGAATCCATTTTCAACGTCGTCTGTGGGTGCCGTATTACTACGAACCGGGTGGAACATTTGGTCTTCCAACATACACGACCCGAAAGATCACTGACGAGATCGCGGTATCTGACATCCTTGACACGACCACCTTCGACCGGATTGCCAACCAATTCCGAGTCAGCGGTGGCACTGCCGACTTCGTGGTTGCCATGCACGGATTCTACGAGGATCAGTTAGTGGTTCTCAACCGCAACAGCCTGCACCTGATTTCCGGCACGCTGGGTAGCCTGTCAGACACCAAGGTGACTGAGCTAACATCCGAAGTTGGATGCTTGGCGAGGAAGTCAGTTGTGATGAAGGGCAACGTGATGCTCTTCCTGTCCGACGATGGCGTGTATGGGGTGGAATTCCTCAACGACTACAACCTTCGCGGGGTCGATGAACCACTCTCGAAGAACATCCAGCCATACATCGACAGGCTGAACAAGAATTTCGCCGACAAAGCTGTAGCAACCCTGCATGAGAACAGATATTACCTTGCCGTCCCGTTGGATTCTTCCCCCGGGGCCAACGATTCATATGGCAACAACGCGATCTTGGTCTTCAATTTCTTGAACAAGGGCTGGGAGTCACTCGACACCTTCGGCGACTCTCGCTTCCTGATCGAGGACTTCGTGATTGGCAGCGCAGGGGTGCGTAACAACATCTATGCGGTGACGTCCAACGGTGGGTTGCACCAACTCGAGGCATTTGAAAGCTCCAACGACACGCTCAATGTGGACAACTCAAATTCTGTCGTCTCTCCGAGCGTCACGGCATCGTTGACGACGCGAGGATACGATTTTGGGACACTGGAACGCAAGAGGTTCACCGACGCACAGGTGAACATGCAGACGATTGCCGGCCAGAGCGGTGAGTATGACATTTCATTTGCAGCGGAAGACCCAGATGCGGCCCAGTCAATCGGCACGACGACGACATTCCTCGGAGAACTCCTGACTCCTAGCACTCCCAACGAAGCGGAGACCGCAAGCATCAGGTGCAGACTCGGAGGGATCCGCGGTTCCACCGGGACGATGATCTTGACGAGGACCATTGGCTCTCCAAAGATCAATTCTGTCACTGTTTCTGGATCAGTGACTAACAGACAAATCATTTCTCAAAGATAATATGGGCGCAATTGCTACAACATACAGTTTCACAGCTACTGACACAATCACTAGCGCGAAGATGAATAACATCATCGCCCAGAGCAAGATGACGTCAGATGCCATCTTCAATGGAACGCTCGATTTGGCTAGCGATAAACTGCTAGTGAAAGCTGGCGGAATCACATCCAACGAGTTGGCTGGCAATAGCGTCGTCACCGCGAAGATTTCCGACTTGAACGTGACCACAGGGAAGATTGCCGATCTTGGAATCACAACTGCGAAGATTGCCGATCTCAATGTGACGACAGGGAAGCTCGCCAATGCCAGTATCACTGGTGGAAAGTTAAGTGGAGCGCAAACCGGGTCAGCTCCTGTTTTCGGAGTCCGCGCATGGGCGCGTTACAATGGCGCTACACAAACACTGGTTAATAGTGGAAACATTTCCGGTGTTGCAAGGAACAGTGTTGGGGACTACACGTTTTCCATTGACGAGAATATGTCAGATGGGAATTACGCGATTTCTATTTCGTGTTCGACCGAAACCGCAGGGACAGAAATCGCAGTTGGTTATGTGATAAGCCAATCGTCAACGAATTTCCGAATCGCGTTCTACAATCCAGAAAGTATTTCACAACTGGTAGACAAGGCAATTATTGGAGTTATCCTTGTTGGATAAGTTAACCACTTCTCCTAATGAACGAAAACTTAGGGGACGCAATAAAGATATATGAAAATAGTCAGATCGATTTTCACAAACTTCTTTACTGGCATCTATGCTTTGGGGTGGTCGTTTCCGATATCGACAGTTTCTGTTTGGGGTTCTACTCTAACTCGGAAGACGTCGAAACGGCGTGTGAGATTCACCACTCCGACACACTCTTTGTCACCATGCACTCTGGTGACATGCGAAAGGC